GAATCTTGACCAATATCCAAATAAATTTTTGCTCTTTTCTGGATTAAAGTTTAATGTGTATCTTAGGATGACTTCTATTGAATCTGATACCATCAGATCTTTGTAGGAATAGCCGGAAAAATTCCAGCGACTAACTACTTTATTTGCTATTAACATTATTGCCCTAGCTAACACATCGGGCATTTGTGGTCGTTCTAATTCTAATTCATCAGCCTTTCTAACTTCATCTTGCCACTTAACATGAATTTCAACTAATTCAGAATTCTTAAAATATTCTCCAGCCATAAACAATTAATCCCTATAATAGTAAAATTTCATAATATAGGGATTAATCACATTTAATCTAAGATTATATCATAACTCAAATCTTTATGTCAAGCATTATTTCATGAGTTATGAAATTTAATTCTTCGTTTGTATATATTTCTGCTCTTGCAGAAGTGTGTTTCTTTAGATAATCACGACGACCAGAAGTAACTGGGACATCACAAATATCAAATAATTTCGATTTAAATTTATTCTTACCTAGTCTTAAAACCCTACCAATACTCTGAATGATTTTTATTGGGGATTTGTATGGATGGGCAAATATTAAATTATGCAATCTCTTAACTGACCAACCAGTAGCAATAGTTCCAAATGATCCTACTGTAATAGACTTATCAAGTGTTTCTATTATTGCTCTGATCGATTCCCTTTCGGCTACATCTGTATTTCCATTGATAAAAAATACAGGAATATCTGGGTATAATTCTTTAGTTAATTCAAATAGATACTTACCATGTTCTTCAAAGTTGAATAAGATTAATGAGTTACCTGGTCGATCCGCAGCTAAATTAACTATAAACTTATTTCTATCCTGAAGATTGGTAATCCAATTAATTTGATCTGGATATTTCTTATCTTTCAATGCCTTGTGTACTAGCTTTGGATATTTAACTATCAGCATATTAATTTTAATATCGGCAACTTCGCCACGATCTATTAATTGCCTAGTAGTTGTTGCCTGATAGATATTGCCAATTAATCCAATTAATTGCAATTGACTAACCTTAGATTTCTTTACAGATCCAGAAAATCCAAATCTATATTTAACTTTTGTGCAATTCTCCAATATCCCAGTGATTGATTTAGTATCTGCCCGATGTACTTCATCAATTAGGATTGTGTCAAATAATTCATTAAAGTATGAAAAATCTTCTTTCTTCTTTTTAGAATGTTGTGATTGCCACGTAGAAATTGCAATTGGGTATTTGATTGTAGAATCAAGTTTAGCATGAATTTGTTGAACATTCCCATTTACATCGAATTTATTCTCTTGACTATAGTCAATCCAATCAGTATAAGTCTGAGAAACTAAATTAGTAGAATCGGTTAAAATTAGTATTCTCTTACCATGTTCAAAATAAAACTTACTAATCAAATACATAATTAAAGTCTTTCCACTAGAAGTTGGAGACTTTATCACCTTCCGATCATTCAATAAACATTCAATAATAGCTGCTTCTTGATAATCCCTAAGTTCAATTACATCATCACCAGAAGTAATTACTTGACTGTCAATCCAGGATTGAATATAATCTAAGCTATAATTATCAGTTGGAGATTCTTTGGCAATGCGTTCAAGTTCAATTATTACAATTTCAATGGATTTATCTCTTGACCATTGTATTAATTCATCATATAATCCAAAATATAATCTTTTGGTATTAATATTATATAAATGAACTTGACCATCCCAAACTTCAGCCTTATATAATGGCATATATTTATATCCATCAACAAAAAAACTGAAATGATTATAAATCAATTCTTCAGTTTCTTCATCAGACTCGACCATCATCCAAACTTCATTTAGTTTGGTAATATATAATTTAGTAATATTTAACTTCCCGAATAAAATTTCTCTGCTTCGAGCAATGCTCTAATATCATATGACCTTGATGCAATAGCTTTAATTATTGATTCTAAGGTATCTAAGCAGATTTTATAGTAATTTAATTTAGTAGATAATTCAACCATATCAGAATCGGTAGTTATTAGAGTTTCTAATTCTGATTTTATAGGTTTAATTCCTTGATATTGATCCCAATTCAATTCTAATAGTTCTTCTTTACCCATCTCACCTTTGTAGTACCTAGATTTTAATCTATGCATTTTTATAACTTCAACTTCAACTTCTCGATATGCACATTTAATTTCTATTAGATAGTTTAAGTATTTAGAATGTAATATTGGAGTATGAATGATTTCATTTCTGATTTGAAGAGAATCTATTTTGGAATCTTCTGACCAAGATTCCTTGATTACTTGCAGTATATTTGACATTCAATATTCTTCAGTCTATATTAACAGAACATTATAACATGAAATAATATTGAATGTCAAATAAATTTATATAGAGTATACTTAAATGTTACAGTTGCTTTGAGATAATTTACGTTTGTATCTTTGGAACTCCATTCCAACCCACTTAAATTGACTGGAAAGCAATCCATAAAATTTACCACACAAACGGATTCCCGATCAGAATTCAATCCAATAACATGAATATCAGATTTTAACATAGATTCAACATTTCTTGAATGAGGAAATAATGCAGCCTTCTTATTAATCTGATTTATGAATTGAGAATCATTCTCAGGTGCTACTATTCCAAATAACCAATCAACCACAGATTTATAATTTAAAAAGTTCTCATTGACTATAAAAGAAATCCTCAAAGGCTCAAATCTCATATTAGTACCAGTCATTGGAATGTCTGCATATGGAGTTTGGTAATCTGATGGAGTTACCATTTCTATAGATGGAAGATTAAAGTCTTGGGCATAGAAGGCAACTCCAGGAACATCCAATGCAACGCAATAAAACTCATTGATTGCAGCAAAGTTAAACTGATTATTTAAACTTGGATCTGGAATATCATATGGTAAATCTTTTAAAAACATTAGATTATACTCAATCTATCGTATATCAATTGTAAATCAGAAACGGATACTGGTCGTACCGACGAATACTTTCTTACATTAGATTCAATAAAGGTGTAACCAACCAAAATATCATCTAACATCACTTCAAGAGTCTGAGTACCAACTATAGTATTAATATCGACTCTCTGCATTTTACCTTGTCCAAATAAAAGTGGAAACATTAATTAATCCCTTGTGTTATTTTATACAGTTATTTATACTTCAACTCCAAGATAGAATGATTACTAAAATTAAATTGAGGTTCTTTAGATTGTTTATATTCTTCTAGGAACTCAGAAACAAAATCAATATCTGTTAAATCAACATAATTATTTTCGGGTAGAGTGAGTTTTACATTGGACATAAACCAATATCTAAATTCCTTAAATGAAAACCTTGTATGTAGAATATCTTTAGAGTCATATGATATCTGTTCAGTATATATTTTGATCGTTCTACTTTCTATGTCATAATCAATATCAAAGATTGATATTACTGTTTCATGATATCCAAACTTAACTTTAAAGATATCCCTATATTCACAAAAATTTTTAAATACATCTAAAAATTCTACTACTTTAAAAAATCTTTTATCTAATTTTGATTGTTTCATTAAATGTTCCTTTAAGTTATTGAATAATAAATCATTGTTTGAAAAACATCAATTTTTAGTATACTTTAAAATCAAATAAATGTAAAATTTATTTTTATTCTTTATTTAAATCAAACAGTTAACCTAAAATAAACCTCAATTTAAGCATATGTTAAAACTCTAGGTAATAGGGTAGTATGTATAACTGCATTTAAAATGAGTTTAAATTTAATATCCTTTTAAATCAATAACTTAAGTTTTCACTGAAAGTGCTGTTTTCTTTAATAAAATCAATGAGTTACTTAAAAGTTAGAGAAAAACGTTAAAATTTTTATTAAAAGGTATTAGATAAAATTAGATTGATTTTTGTATTAATTAAAGTTATATTTAAAATCTACATTTACTTCTAATAACAGAAAATTTAATAGATAGCGAAGCTGCCTACGGCAGTACAGTTAATCCTAAATTTACTTCTAAAAGAAAATCTAAAATCCCCCTTTAAATCCCCCTAACTATTAATTTAATGTTAAACTAACTGTACTGCCGTAGGCGGCTTCGCCCACTTTAATATTTACTTTAAATTATTTTTAATGTTAAAATCTATAGTAAATCGGTTCACATAATGTAAATGCCTAAACATCACTAAAGATGTATTTAAATTCTAATATTAAATTTATTATAAAAATATTAAATATATCACGTTTTTAAAGTAAAGTCAAGCATTATTTTTAATATTTACATAATAAATAAAATTAGACATTAAATGCGAATTATGATAAAATCAACTTTAAAATAATTTAAGAGAGTAAATGGACGAAAAATTAAAAGAAAGATTAATTGAATATAGACAGTTAAATAAAAACTCATCAAGAGCAATTATAAAGGATAAAGAATTAAAATCTGATGTAATTAAGTTCTTTGAAAATTCAGAATTTTCAAATTTGAAATTATCAGAACAAGCCGCAATCATTATTTTTGGATATAAACCAAAATGTTCTTGTGGTAATTCTGTTAAATTTGAATCTAAGAGATTATCCAATTTTCATTCAACATTATTTGGTTCATGGAAGCAATTTTGTTCTACTAAGTGTTCAACTAATTTTCCTGAGATTAGAGAGAAAATCAAACAAACCAATTTAAATAAATTTGGATTTGAAAATCCAGCTAAGAATGAAGAAATAAAGAAAGCAATAAAACAAACCAATTTAGAAAAGTATGGATTTGAATTTGCATTTCAGAATGAAGAGATTAAATCTAAAATTAGACAGTCTAATTTAGAGAAATATGGATTTGAATATCCAACTCAAAGAGAAGAAGTTAGAGAGAAAGTTAGGAAAACTAATTTAAAGAAATTTAGTTTTGAAAATGTATTTCAGAATGAAGAAATAAAGAAAGCAATAAAACAAAC